AACGTTCTTAAGGCTGGTACCAATGTCATCTATGCCAACGGTTCAGACCGGGCCAGCGTTAATACGGTTATCGCCATTGACGATATTCGTAAGGCTGAGCGTACTCTGGAGCGTCAGCTGGCCAAGAACATCACAAGCATGGTCCGAAGTACCCCGAATTACGGTACCGAAGCCCTTATGCCTTGTCTGGTCGGCATCTGTCATACTGACATGCGCTACAATCTCGAAAAGCTGAGTTCGTTTGTTAGCCCGGCTGACTATGGTGCAATGTCACCATGGGAACAAGAGATTGGTACCGTTTCCAAAATCCGCTTTATCGCCAGCACAGTTGTTGAGCCGTGGCGTGGAGCGGGTGCTAATGGTTCTAACATCCTTATGACCAGCGCTCTGGCCGATGTTTATCCCATCCTGATTTTTGCGAAGGATGCGTATGGTCTGGTGCCTCTAAAGGGTAAAGCAGCCATTACTCCTATGATCGTGAACGCAAAACCTTCGGATTCCGATCCGCTGGCCCAGCGTAATCATGCTTCATGGAAAGCAATGCAGACCACGATCATCCTGAATGACGCATGGATGACTCGTATCGAAGTTGCTGTTTCAGACGATGACTCTCTTACTGGTTAAATAGTAAGGGATTAATCATAGTGGTTTGGCCGGGTGGAATCCCTCCCCGCCCGGTCATTTCACCATTCTTTAAGCGAGGGCAACCTGAGAACCATACTGGAGGATAAAGGCAATGCCAAGAACACAAAACATGTGGAGTTGGAAAGACTCCGAAATCAAAGGCGAGTTAGAGCGAATGAGAATTACACTGGACGGCGACTACAATCGAAAAACGGCAATCGATACACTTAAACTGGCCTACGTTAAAGGCGAGATTAAGGAAACAAAAACAATGGTTGAGCAAATGAAGGAAGAGGAACCGACTCTGGAACTACGGAAGGTTATCTTTCATTCAATCGGTGAGCAGGATATGCCGTACGTATTTGTCGGCCATAACGGAAAAGCTTACTATATTCCGAAAGAGATTGAGGTTGATGTGCCTGTATACATTCTCAACTCTTGTATTAAGGATGCAGTCGAAGACCGGCTCTTCCCCGAAACGCAGATGGACGGAAGTATTGAATGGAAAAGCCGAAGAGTACAACGGTATCCTTACTCTTACGCAGCATAAACGGAGGCATCAATGTCAACAACATATCAAACGATTATAGATAAAGCCGAAATCGTGTTACAGGATGAGGCATCTGATCAGACGCTACGCCGGTGGAAGGAATCCGAAATGCTTACATGGGCCACTGATGCGGAGATTGAGGTTGCGAAGCTGAAGGAAGATTCTTATCCTGTAATTGAAGTGGTGAAGCTTGTAGAGGGTTCACAGCAATCACTACCCACCAGAGCTACGCAGTTAATGGACGTACTCAGTAATATGTCTACAGATGGAACCACCCGTGGTGACGTTGTAAGCGTAGTCGATAAGAAGTTAATGAACGCAATCAACCCCGGTTGGATGACTGATACGGCCAAGTCATTTCTCACACATGTTATTTATGACACGTTACGCTCACCAAAGCTCTATTGGGTGTATCCTCAAAGCACCGGGACAAACTATCTGGAAATCATGTGCAACAAATTGCCCGACAATGGCGCTAAAGTAATTAGCGATGAGATGCTGATAGCCGATGAATATTCAAATAGCATACTTCACTACATTTTAGCAATGTGTTTCGCTAAGGACTTTGATATTCCCAACAGTCAGGCTCGAACCGCTGTTCACATGAATATCTTTCTTGAAAGCTTAGGACGGAAAGAAGCTGGTGAAGAAATCTATCATCCTAAACGTACAAAGGGGAACGTCTAATGGGAACAATAAACATATCTGAATTTAAAAACCTTGTGGCTCCAGACGTACTGCCCTGCCCTGATCCAATCGTAAATCGTGAAACCCTGACATGTATTCTGGACTTCTGCAAAAAGACAAACATCCTACAACGTGATTTTCAGATTGATATTGAGGACGATGAAATTGATCCAGACATGCAGAACTCTCTTGAATTTGATATCTCAGAATTCGCAAACGATCTTCGTCCGGTATCACTCTTAGAGCTAATGGTTGATGCCAACGGCTATGTTCCAGTCGCAAGAAACATTCGCAATACGAGTACCTATTTTGACGGAGTAAATGATGAGCGAGTAAAGTACTTCTGGATTCCGAATAACCATTCTATTCGTATCTTTGACATGTCAGCAAGTAACCGTACTGTCTGGATGAACATTTCAGTTAAGCCTTTAAGAAATGCCACAACAGTCGATGAAGAACTATTTGAGGATTGGTCTGAAGCTATTGTAGCGGGTACTAAATCCCAAGTCATGGCACAGCCCGGCAAAGACTGGACTGATCTGACTATGTCAGAATTCTATAGGAGAGTTTATCGGAAGTACATATCTCAGGCCAAGGCGTACATAGAGCGAGGCCGCTCAGGCGTTTACCAAGAAACAATTAAATGGAAGTCCTTTGGAGGATAAACAATGGCAACTTTAGACGTAATGGTAACAAACAATGCCACCGGGTCATTATTTGCTGGGATTGATGCGATAGTACTTGAACTGGACGTTAAAGGTGGGGAAGGCCTATTATTCCCTGATACCTCTGGCGTGGGCAATGACGGCTACTTCTATGTAACCCTACAAGGTGAAGATGGAGCATGGGAAGTTGTAAAGGTCACGGAAAGAGCAACAGACAAATTCACAATTGAACGAAACGTGGACAGTTCCACAGGCGCAGCCCAAGCCTTTGCTGGCGATGATATCGTTTCGCTTCGGCCAGTAGCCTCTATCTTTACTGATATCATGGCTTGGATTAATGATACAAATGGAGCAGACGTAATTATCCCAGCCCCCGCTGGAACGGCAATGATCTTTCATCAGGCCACAGCCCCACCGGGCTGGACAACCGATGAAGCCGTAGCCGATTGCGTACTGGCTTTTAAAGGTGGCTCAGATGCCTACGATGATACCGCTGGAACCTTAGTTGGATCATGGACCCAGCCAAATCATGATCATACTATTGTGCATACTCATGAATTAGATCATATTCATGCAGTCAATGTCGATAATCATAATCATCAGATTTATGATGATGCCACTCAAAAGAACTTTAATGTAGATGGTAACCCAATAAATTTAACCAAGGGTCATAATACAGCCAGCAATAAAGTGCTTATTGTACATGTCACAGGCGGCGATGGTTATGCGCCAAATGAAGATGTCTGGACGGCAAACGCTGTCGATCCCGTTGATTCTGAGCAACCAGACGATGCAACAACTGACAGTCAATCCACAGATGACTCAGGTGTAGGCGCACCAGTTAACACATACCGGCCTTACGCAGCGCTTTCAATATGCGCCGTACGTGATGCCTAAACATTAACCGTTGTCCGTTTGGACAACAGGGAGGGAACCCAAATGATTATTGAAGACACTTGTACCAAAACATGTGCATACTACAAAAAGTATAAAATGAGTGGTGACCGAAAGACATGCCCCCATTACATGCAGACCACATGGTCCAGCCGAGATAGACAGGTCCCAAAAACGGTAGACGATTGCTCTCACAAGAGAGGGTTGATCCTACAGATCGAAGCGTTCAACCGGATGCTGGGCCTACAACAGGCTTGTGAGTCAGAGCGCAACACACAGCATAAACTGCTGATTGCTGTGGCCGAAGTTGCGAAGCATACACCCACACTGCTGATTACGGATGAAGACTTTGTAGATGCTGACATAAAACAAATAGAGGCAACCAAAGATGAAAATCTCAGTTAATACTTTTAGTGGTACACAACCTAAGCTTGCGCCTCATCTTCTGCAACCGTCACAGGCGACACTTGCTGAGAATGCCCGTGTAGAGCGCTCTGATGTTAGATCATGGCGTGATTCAGAGGTTAAATTAGCAATTGACGATGCAGCATACAAGTCATTATTTCAATGGGAAGCCACCGGCGTTGATACTACAATTGGAAGCCAATGGCTGTTCTCTATTAATGACGTTGACTATGTTGAGAATCCGCTTGCCAATGACTCTTTTGAACGTTTGTTCTTTACAGGAGAGGGTGAGCTACGTGCCTACTCGAATGATCTTCCCGACTCCGCTATTGCGTGGGACCAAGCCGCCCACTTTCATAAGGTTGGCCACGCTAAGCCGGTAGCTGGTTGGGGATTTGTGTCAGGGCATGATGGTGGCGATGAGTTTAGATCCTATGTCTATACCTATGTCAATCGATATGGACAGGAGTCAGGTCCCTCGCCGGTCTTAAACACTAACGTATATGATGGGTCTGACGATGTTATTATTGAAGACTTTACACAACCCGCCGCTGGCTTTGGTCTTCGAACCACAACCGACTCCGGTGCCAATATACCGTACGTCAGAGTCTATCGAACAAACGCATCAGCCCTTGGCGCTGAGTATCAATATGTTGGTGAGTTCAATGCAGCAACTCATGTGTTTGGAACTTCCACATTTACAGATAACGTGGACGATGCCGATCTTGGAGAAGTACTTTCAACGGAGTTTGGCGAAGGCGCACCCACTGGTCTTACCGGTCTTATTGGTCTGTCTAATGGAATCTTCGCTGGGTTTATAGGAAACGAACTCTATCTCTCAGAGCCGTATAAGCCGCACATGTGGCCAGATGAATACGTTCTATCCTTTGACTATGACATTGTAGGTCTTGGCCAATTAGGCACCAACATTGTTGTGTTGACAGAGGGTGTACCTTATATGGTAAGCGGGTACGCACCAGAGGCAATGCAGAAGCAACGGCTCAATGGTTTCTATCCATGTGTTGCAAAGCGGAGTCTGGTATCAAGTCCGTTTGGAGTTATTTACGCCTCTTATGAGGGGCTGATAATGATTGACCACAATGGACCACAGAATGTCACGTTTGAATGGTTGACACCTACCGACTGGCAAGAAAATTACTATCCAACATATATGCATGGTGAGGTTTTTAATGGTATGTATTTTGGCTTCTTTGACGATGCTACAAACAGTGGTACTTTCATTCTTGATTTACAGAATAAGCTATTCACTTCATTAAGGCAGCCATACATGGCATCCCATCTAAAAGTAGCTGAGGGTAAGCTCTATCTCATTCAAGAGGAACGAACATCAGTCGGAGCGGTTACAACCGATTCGATACGTGAATGGGAAGGCGATCCCTACAACCGGCTTTATTACCGATGGAAGTCACGTAGACACTTGCTGCCAGCAGATGTATCTTTTACGTGCGCTCAGGTAATGGTCGATGTTGATTTTTACGATGATCTGGTTGAGGATATTTCAGATAACTCGATCCTTGAAGCGCTAAATGCGGTTGTATGGGCCACTGGAGATTTACAGGACCCCTTTAATTATGGCGATGGTATCCAAGACGATCTATCAGAAATTGAGAATCCAAACTATTACTTCAATGCTCAGCATTTCAACTTTTCAGCAATGCAGGATTTAAGTAGTTTACAAATTAATCAGTATGTTAAATTTAGACTGTACGTTGATAATGTTCTTGTCTTTGAACGCAACGTGAGCGATGATAAATATTTTAGACTACCACCGATCAGAGGCCGCCGGGTGGAGTTTGAGGTTGCCGGGTATGTCCCGGTGCGCCGGGTAACGGTTGCCCAATCACCACAAGAACTGATGGGGTCATAATGTCTGACTTTATACCAATTCCAGAACTCCCCGTTTTCGAAGAGAAGAGTCGCTGGGACCTGTTCAATGCCTTTCGGGATACACTGATAAAGCTGGTTACGATATCGGATCAGACGGAAGACATATGGACCCGCATGAATCTTTTAAACGGGTGGCAGCATTACGGTTCGCCCTACGGAGAAGCCGGTTACCGTAAAGTCGATAATATGATTTACCTCACGGGCGTTGTCTTAGGGACAGACCTTGACACCGTGGCATATAATATGCCGCTGACCTTTCGCCCAGCAGCAACTCGCTACTTTCCGATAGCCTCTGATAATGACTCAAGTGGTCATGTTACAATCGATAGGAACGGCAACCTTACAATGGTCGATGGAGTATCTTTAACCTTAACCAGTCTGGACGGAATTGTTTACCGGGCTGAGAGGTAATTTATGAATTGCAAAATAGGACTTAAAAACAAGTAGGAGGGAAACATCATGGACGGATTAGAATTTATACCTTACACGCACGTAGACGGCATACCCTTACACAGGGACAGTTACATTAAGGACCTTTACGAGCGTATGGTGGAGTCTGGAACTCACGAACTGCTCTTTCATGACGGTCAGATACAAAATGATCTTGACTTCCTTGCAATGGTTAAGGACGGCAAGACTACAGTCTGGTTCGAGATTAAAGTGATGGGCGACACCATGGGTATGTTCTGGCTTAACAGAATGGAAAAGACGCATGCATATTGTCACTTCATGGCCTATCCCGAATATTGGGGTAAAGATTATTTAGTGACTATCGGAAAAGAAGCAATGAATTTGATTCTAAATACCTACCCAATGATCATGGGAATGCTTCCATCATGGAATACGCATGCGATTGAATATCTTAAAAAGGTTGGCTTAAATGACGGCGGGACCTTCCCGTTTTTAATCTGGTCAGCTAAAGATAATAAACCTGTGGAGGGGAAAATACTTTACATAACGCAGGAGGACCTATAGTGAAGATTTATACCAAAATAGTAATCGACATGGAAACACTCGAAGTCATTGAAGCTGAATGGACTGAGTATTATGGTCCCATTGGCGGGTGCAAAGGCGGGGGTGGTGGTCAAGAGGTCGATAAAGATTTTAATAAAGGCATGCTGGCAATCTCTGAGAAGCAGCAGGACATGGCTGACGAAATGTTTAATCTCTTTAAGTTTGGGGTGACCTACGACCCCAACCAACAACGAGTTACAAATGAATGGAAGCAATGGGATAAAGACAGGAAAAAAGCTGGTAAGGCTTGGGCGGGACTTGGCGACTCGAAGTTTGATGAACCTGAGCCTGAGAAGTTCGGCGGCCAAACAGAAGGCGAAAGACAAGGGTATGATGCTGATGAATATGTGTCTGAGATGGAATTGATTAATGAGCAACTCAAGGCGCAGGGTGAATTACTACCACTGCAAACAGAGGCAGCTAAAAGCCAGTTAGAAACGATTGGCAAACGTCAAGGTCTTGTGCAGTCAATTTATGAGGACGCTCTGGCGGGTGTTGATGTTGAGGGCCGAGTAGGTGAACATCGTGCTGGTGTACAACATGCTTTTAAGGGAGCGCAGGAAACAGCAGTACGAGATATGTCACGGATGGGAATTGATCCATCCTCTGGCAGAGGCGCAGCGGCCTTTCAGGGCATCGGTCTTGAAAAAGCGAAGGCAACCGCTGGTGGAGAAATGCAAATCAGAAAGACAGCTGAGGAAGAAGACTTTGCACGTAAGGCTACCGCAGCTGGCTTACCAGTATAAGGAGAATAATCATGGCAGGACTACCGGGAATTCAAACGGGTGCTGGACCCGGCTTTGTAGACAAAGCAAAAGGTCTATTAGCTCAATCAGGACAAACATTCGCACAACAGGATAGAATTATCAAAGCTGGAGAACCGGGCAAGGATGTAGTTGGCGGCTTAGGCGCAGCAGCCTCTGGCGCAGCAGCGGGTACTATGGTACTGCCCGGTTGGGGTACGGCGATTGGTGCCGTAGTCGGATTAGGCGCTTATATGTTAAGCTAAATTAAGGAGGATTTTAAATGGTAGCAATCATTGAACCAAGAAAAGAAGATCAATCAAAACGAATCATGGGTGTCATTGGACAGGTTGCTGGTGTTGTTGGTGGATTAAAAGCAGCAGCGGCTGATAAAGAGCGCCTTGGCATGGAACAAACTGCGGCTGCTGAGAAAACGGAAATACATAAGCTCACAGTCCAGCAAAAGGAATCAGTCCTTCAACATGATAAATATGTAGGAGAGTTTGCGATTGCATCTGAAGAGGCAAAGCGGAGTGGAGAGGTATACCTACCTAATATGGAAGGCTGGACAGCCGCTCAGGGAAAAGCCTATAAGGATCATCAAGTTGGTCAAGTTGGTCTTGCCCTACAAGATGAAGAGCTAACCCGGTCCAGAATGAAAACCAAAGCAGCACAATGGGAAAGCGCTCGTACAGAGATCGTTAAGGATATGCAGAGTGCCGAAGCAGATGTACAGTCAGGTCTTCAAGGCGGCCAAACTGATTGGACAAATGTATGGCGCAACGTTGAGAAGGCCTACGAGAAACATCACGATGGTTCTGATATAGTCATTGGCAAAGACGGAAAGTCTTACAATGTTACATATGCCAATGGTGAAAAGGCTGACTTCAACTTTAGCAGCGAAATGGCTATGTACGAAAACTTTAAAACACAAGCGACTGTACTTGACAGCGCAGAGGGATACTTCAAAGTAATGGCCAAAGAAGACTCAGAGTCTATGATGCGAAACGCTCAGGAACTTTCGAAGTCTGGTCTTTATATGAATGAAGAGGGACTGCATGCACAAGTTGCTAATCTTGAAAATAGATCAGGAACTGGTAAACCTAAGAAGCGCATACATGTCTGGAAACATGTTGACGGCAAGGTGGTAGATTTAGGTGAGATTGATCAGGCTGAATTTGATAAGCAGGGTTTTATGACAATTGAGAATAGATCGAAAGCAGCTACTCTCAAGAAGACGCAAGCCCAAACCAAACAGGCGAAAGCAGCCGGTATTGCAGAAGACAAGAAGGGCCGAAGTACTGAGTACAAATTGGCCACAGATTTAGTGGATCTGGTTCCTGCATATCTACAAAATGCTGGTGGCGATCTAACTAAAGCCCGTGGCGAAGCAATGCGCCATGTTATGGCCATTAAGTCAGCCCGTGATCTTAACAGCGCCCGTGAGTTTGCTGTAAAGACAATGGGTACTGACTTCAACAATCCAGAAGAATCAGCCGCATTCATGAAGTTATACAATTCAACTCGCTCAGCCCTACCGGGCCGTAAATCCAATCTCCCCGGCAGACCGACCGGACTTCCAGTTGGTGCGGGTGGTGATGTTGATGTGGCAGAGTCAGAACGAAAAACCATATCCAAAAAGAATACCAGTCCAGAACAGGTGTCTGATATCAAAAAAAGAACTGAGGAACTACTCCGACAGGGTAAGACGGTGCCGCAGATAAAGCAAATTATCTTGGATGAACAATACAAATAAGAGGGATAATATATAATGGCAGACTATCTTGACACTCTAATTGGGCAAGTAGCTCGTACAATGGCAGAAGAGGAAGAGCAAGAGGATTATCTTGATACGATTATAAATGAGGTTGTTAATCCACCGAAGCTTGAGAAGGCAGAGCCTACACCCGAAGCTAAACCAGCCCCAGTCGAAGCAGAACCAGAAGCAGCACCTGACAAAGAGTTCACACCAAAACTGTTTGGGCCGAAAGCCCCCGCCGAAACAGCCCCTACAGCTGCGCCTAAGCAAGGAGAAGGAATGTCACTTCGTGAATGGGTTGCAGCTGGCAACGATCCAGAAGCCCACCACGAATTTATCTCATTGGAAGACTTTGCAAAGGGTAAGAATAAAGAGGTTGCCGACAAGCTTCGCAAAGATGCCGCAAATATCAAAGACCCAAGCCGTTTAAAGCAATTGGCCAAACGTGATATTCAATCACTCCGCAAAGGTACCGCTGATATAGGGTATGCCATTGCGGCACAGGTCGAGCGAGGTCAAAAGGAACACCCCGGTCAGTACATATCTCCAACGCTTAACTTTGAGGCAATGGAACGGGCCAAGGAAATTAATCCAAAGAATCCGCAAGCAGCCCGTAAGCAAGCCATTGCAGAGATCAGGGAAGAGGACCGCACAAAGTTAGCTGCTGGTGTTCGTGTAGTTGCCGACATTGTACATGCTGATGTTGATCCGCAGAAGGCCTTTGAGGGTGGCTTTCTTGGTGATGTTGAGGACGTAACCACCAGTATTTTTGAGTATGCACCAGCAATGATTACGACCGCAATCAGTGGTCCCGTTGGTTTAGTTGTAACCTATGAGCAAATGTTTGGTAGCAAGTTTCAAGAGAGCATTAAGAAAGGTGACTCTCAAGAGATTGCTTTCACCAATGCAGCTATACACGCCGGGTTAGGAACGCCAGCGGAGTTTGCTGGCAATGTATTGCAAATCAGGTTCCTAAAACAAATAGGCAAGAACCTTGGCATTAAAAACATTGCTGGTAAGTTCATCCAGAACGCAACCAATAATATTAGAAGAGCAACCATGGCTGGCGTTGGTGAAATGGGCGAAGAGAATCTTCAAGCCTACACAGAGGCATATGCGGAGGTAGTTAGTCATGCCCCCGAAGGCGCAACCACGGATCAGATTTGGGAAGTGTATTGGAAGCATGTCCAAACGGAAGCATTCCATACAAGCAGAAAGAAAGGTGGCAAGCTGGGATTTATGGCAGGATTTGGTATGGTTGGTGCTGGTGGTGTTATTCAATCCACATTTGATGGTGCCACTCTTGCGAAGAACCTTTGGAAGAAATATGTGCCACTAACAGAAGAGCAAAACCTCAGAGCCAGAAACTTGCTGGTAGAGAAGCAAGACTTTGATGCTGAAAGCACAGAGGCCCTTGACTCTGGTATGGATCAACAGGCAGCCGAGAATCAAGAAACGAAGATATCAGAGGTCGCCAAAGCAACGGCTGAGAACCAAGAGGCTGTACGTCAAGAGAAACAACAAAAAGCGCAGCAGGAAGTTGAAGAGGCAAAACAGGCAGAAGCAGAAAACCAACAGGCTCAGGCTGAGCAAGAGGCAAAGATTGAAGACCATAAGGTCAGGTATACACAGACTTTACAGGACCCCATTGCACTGATGGAGATCGCAGCCGAGATGGACGTAAAGCCAATCAATGAGGCGCACAAGGCCTTATCAGTTGGTGAGGATAGCATCACTAAACTAAAGAGTCTTGAGTATGATCTCAAGCATGGTAAAGAGTTAAAGGATCAACCCTTTGAAGTCCAAGCCGTAGCAGCCGCTCTTAAAGATGCAGTCCAAGAGGAAGTGGCTCAGCTGAGCATATTTGAAGCAGCGAAGACCGAAACAGAAGAGGCTGAGAAAGCTGCCAAGGAAGCAGAGAAGACAGCAAAAGCTAATGAACGTGAAGCAGAAAAAGCTAAAAAGGAAACCGAAAAGGTAATCGATGAAACAGCAAAAGCGCAGGAGTCGTTAATCGGTGAGATTGAATCGGTATCCGAGCAGTTTGAAAAAGAGCAAGAGGCCATTGAGGCCAAAACCAAAGCCGCAGAAGAAGAGAAAAAGATCAAACCGAGCTATCGCAGAAAGGCACAACGCAAAGCGGCGGGTATCTCTGAAACAAAGGCCAAGAGGATGGATCAAGCCTTTGCAGAGCAACGCCGAAAAGCAGCAGAGAAGAAAGAGGCAGTCAAGAAACCGGCTGACCTAAAGGCAGCGCTGCGATTTTCTGACGGAACTGTCCTGACTGGAACCTCTCATTTTGCTATACTGGACACTCTAACTGAGGCCCAGCATGAAGAGGTTGCAAAGCAGACTGTAGAACGTGGCTTTGATTCGAAGGTGAGTGGTTTTAAATCAGTGGATGAATCAACCGCAGCCTACGGCGTTACCAAGTCCGAGCAGCTTAAACTGAAGACTACCTCAAAGGAGTTTATTGAGAAGGCCGAAAAGCTGGGCAAAAAGGTCAAGGATAAAGCACAACTCAAAACCTTAATTGAAGAGCGTATTGCAAAGAAATCAAAGAAGCTAAATCTTGGCAACATGAAGGTGGTCGAAACATTGGACGACCTTAAAGATGTTGTATCCAAAGAGCAACTGGCCGAGCTTAAAAAGCTGGATGCAGTAGCCTTCTATGATCCGAATACCAAGACCTCATATATCATTGCAGATCAGCACCAGACCCTTGTCAGTGGCCTTGTATCGGCATGGCATGAGTTAGGTCACCAGAAGCTGGATGAACTTGCAAAGGCGACTGGAGTGAGCCTTGACGGCCTTTGGGACACGGTTGCAAAGCAGAACCCTGAGCAAATAAAGAAGATCATGGCAGACGGCCTTGATAGGAATCGGGCAGCGGAAGAGATTTTAATTGAAACTTATGAGGCCTCAAAGAACCCGACTCTTCGATCTAAGGTCCAAGCGGCACTTAAGAAAATTGCTGCTAAGCTGGGATTCCCCGTTAACGAAATGGGCCAGCTTGACGGTATCATCGGGGCGATGAAAACCGCAATTCTCAGACCGGAAGCAAAGGGCGCTTCCTTTCTCAGTGCCGACCAACGCAAGGTCATGAACGGTATCGAGGCTTCTCCGTTAACGGATAAAACCGGGAAACCGGTGGGCGTATCACCGCACCCGTTGCATCCGTCTATAGGGACAGCGAAGCGTCCCGCTTCTTTACGTAAACGGGGAAACCTGTCAGAAAATCAGGTCGCTTTCATAGAGGCCTACATGGAGAGCATGCCAGCTGCCTACAAGGAGCATTTTGGTGTTTTCTTTTCAAAAGAAAAAGGCACCTCTATGACTCAGCTTAAGAAGTTTGGTGAGCTAAAGCAAGATGCCAAGCATGTCGTCACCATGTACAAGGATGGGGATGTGGGTCACTTTCTGGAAGAATTTGGTTACTTCGCCGCCCGGCGACTTCTGAAGAAGGGTGAGGCTAAGGGCCTATATAATGAATGGCTGAAGACCAAACCGAAGGACGTAAAGAAGCCGGTTGACTGGCAGCGCTGGTTCGCCACAAGTTATGCTGAGTGGTACCTTGGCCATAACGTGGCTCCGACCAGTGGTCTGACCAAAGCGTTTCAGAAGATTACGCAAGCGGCCAAGGCGATCTACTTAAGGCTGAAAGGGTATAATACCAAACAGACTGAGGTACAGTCCATGTTTGAGGATATTGCCAGCGGCCAACGTGACATCGTATCTGACAAATATTTCTACTCAGATAAAAACATAATGGATCGCTACCTGTTTGGTGTAGAGGCTAATCCACATGAGGCAGCTGCTCAGGGCTTCTCAAAGAACAATAAGACATACTGGAATTATGATCCCGGCAACATCTGTCCGAAGACCGAAGCGTTTGCTGGTTGGTTGGAAAAGCAGTTTGAGGCTAAGGATATATCACTGAAGGACCTGACAGAGATTAGCATATGGGTGGAGTTGACAAATCAGGCCCGGCAGGAAGGGATAGATGTTCCCTGCTCCTACTGCTACGTTGAACAGAATAGAAGGAACGCTGTCATTCTGCATAACGAAGGCGCACCTAAGACCCGTGTTGACTACGAAAAGGTCAAGACGATGGTCACCGCTATTCCGTACCATGATTATTTGATCAAGAAAAACGAGAAGGGTAAGAACAAAGGTAAGTTTGTATTCTCAAATGAGATGGTGGCCGAGGCCAACCTACGTGGTGGGCTACGCCTATTCTCGTTCTCAGATTATATTCGAGGGGCGCATAGAGCGCAGATGGAACTGATGATGGAACACGCAAAGGAGCGTGGCCTGTCTATAAAAGCGATCACTAAACGGCCTGAGTTCGTGGAGGACTTCGCCCATACTGGTATTACGATCAACGTGTCGATTGACACCGAAGGCACCGGCATGGATCACAGTACAGCTTATGCGCTGGCCAAGAAGTATCCCAACGTCCATGTCAGAGTTGTGGCCAAGAATCCCGCCGACTTTGTAGAGCATGGCAAAAACAACCGGGTGGGTGTCATTACATTATTTCATGGTGACAAAGCAAATACACCTGAGGGCTACGAAAACATGAGTTACAAATCGGTATCAGTCAAAGAGATACTGGAAAAGGACCCATCACTTCGAAATAAGACTTGTTGCCTGAATGAGGCTAAGTGCTTCAACGGCAAACTGAATACTCAATGTCAAGCGAACTGTGGAAATGGGATGGGGAACCTCTCAATACCTAAGATTCTGACCGGCGCTGAGGCGAAAGCCAACGCAAAGGCCATTCAGGAAGCTAATCTAATTAAACCACGCTTAGAGGCCGCTGAGCCAACGATCACAAAAACCGAAGGTAAGGATATACCAAAGGGTGAGATCGTCCAGCCAGTGGACACTGGTAAGGCTATTTCTGCCTCATTTGTCATCGATTCGTTCACAAAGCTCAATCCCTTCGAAAATGAGGGAATTTACGCTGGTGATATCGATGCGATGTATATAATCGGTTCAGAGGCGAAAGGGACCGCTACCAAAAAGAGCGATCTGGATATCGCAATTGTTATTCCAGAGATCGAAGGGAAAACTTCGCTCAAGGTCACAGAGGAATTTCATCAAGCCCATGGCCGGGACCTTCCGATATGGAATGGTCGTGATGTGGACTTTCAATTCTTTTATGCCACGGATACTGAGCTTCAAGACTATTCCGCAATAGAGATACCTATGTTGGAGCCACTTAAACTCTCAATGCGAAAATCTGTCCAGAGTCAGGTAACGCCAAAGCAGTGGCAACAGCTAAAGCATTTGGGTATCCAAAAGAAGTCGTTTGGCCAAAAGGTGGCTTCTGCGTTCGACAACTTAGGAGGCAAGATTGCTGAGGCAATGGCCGATCCGCTTTACAGATTGAAACAGCTTCAGGACAAGAAGGGTAACATCAAGTCAAGTGAGGACGCATATCTCTCTTTCAATATGGTAACCAACTTCACAAACATCTTTCGATCACTTCTTTATGATGGTCGTTTGCAATGGGTGAATAACTGGGTCCAATACAACAAAGCTGACCAGAAGGTTGGCGGTCTAATGAACGTATTTGAGAACCTTGGTTCCGATGCTGAGTTGTTTATGTACCGAATGATGGGGAAGTCGGCTCAGGAAATGCTTAAGAAGGGACGAAAGAATCTGTTTGGTACCGATGGTCAGGGGAAGGATCTAAATGATCAGGAAGTAATTGATAATCTGATGGAGTCTACGCAGAAGCTCTATGATACGAATAAGAAGGCGTGGAAAGAAGCAGAGGCCCGGCTGAAAGAGATCAATGTGTCTGTACTGGATATTATGGAGCAGGGTAACCTTATCAATTCAGAAACCCGGTCTGAGTGGCAACGTGAAACATACGTGCCATTCTTTAGGGTCATGGATGATATTCAAGGAACTGATGTTATGATCCTGCATCCCGGTACACCGGCCAAGATCAAGGGTATTCATAAACTCGCTGGTGGCAGAGAGAACGTTGCTGATCCTATGTCGAATCTATTAGGTGCCTACGCACAGGGTGTCCACGCAGCCCTTAAAAATACCTCCAGACTAAAAGCAGTTAAGCTGCTGCATGACTTAGGGCTGGCCGAACCAACCACGGATCAAACCGGTCGTATGGTACTTGACGTAAAGATCAAGGGTAAGACTCACTACTGGCAAGTCCATGATAAAATGGCCTTCAATGCTATTATGGCAATGGACGATATGACTCAGGGAGCCTTCAGTTCTATTGTGACCGCTCCTAAGCGCTGGCTGACGTTCGCCGTTACGCAGAACCCGGCCTTTCGACTGGCTAACTTTTTACGTGATTCACTTACAACCGCTACTCTGGAAAAAGAGTTTATACCGATCTGGACTTCTTTGGTTGGTATGTATGACACAGCCTTTAACACAGAGATCAGTAAGGAATATAGATCGACTGGTGGGTCCTTCAGTGGTGCCTACCATCAACGTGATATACTATCAACCAGTTCGAAGGGTATTGAAAGCCTACGCAAGGAAGCTTTGAAAGGAAGACGTACGACTCCATTTAAGAAGGGCAATATACTGGGCATGGCAAAGCAAGTTCTTAATCCGATGTCGTGGCTTGACCTTTATAATAAGATGGGTGACATCTCAGAGAACGCTGCCCGTGTTGGACTCTACCGAGTTAAGCGTAAGAAGGGAGCCACAGCGCAAGAGGCTGGCTTTGCTGCAAAGGACCTACTGGATTTTCATAGGACCTCACGCAACCGGTTCCTCCGCACGTTCATTCATACTGTGCCGTTCCTGAATGCTCGTATACAGGGACTTTATAAGCTGGGTAGAGAAGGTACCAACGTTAAGAAGGGGAAGGCTCATATGGCCAACTTCTATCTGACCGCAACAATGATAGGTATGCTCTCAATTGGCAACCATCTATTGTACCGGGACGATGATCGCTACAAGGGTCTGACGGATGATGAGAAGTGGTATTACTTTCACTTCTATGATCTCCCCGGCATACCCGGTCACGTACAAATACCTTCACCTTTTGAGATCGGTACGATAGCCGGTAAGGCCCCAGTGGTTCTATGGGAACGCTTTATCGACCAGCGAACTGACAACGATGAGGTTAAACGATTCCTGACATTCGCTATGATGGATATGTTTGGATTCAATATGATCCCACAGGCTCTTAAGCCGATTGTACAGCAGTACATGAATAAAGACTTCTTTACGGAGGCCCCGATTGTTCCCCGCCGGTTGCAGGGAATCGATGCTAATTTAGTATTCGACCGTAGAACCTCAGTCACAGCTAAGGCGCTTGGTAAGGCCGCTGAGGCCGCCGGGCTGCCAGAAGCATGGCAGGAGCCTATCCGAATTGAAAAGATATTCAAGGATTACTTCTCGTACCTTGGTGTCGCTACGTTTCAGGGTATTGACTTGGCTTATGACTGGATTACCAACGCACCGGATGATCCTTTAGATGTAGAAACCATAAAGTATCTAACCGGTGTTGGCCGTTTCTATAAAGGTACCGGCCCGGCCAGACGTACGAAATACGATGAGATGTTCTGGAAGCTTGCGACTGCGGTTGATAAGGCTCATAAGTCCATTAACCATATTAAAAAGGAAAGTGGATTTCAAGCACAACGGGCCTACCGGAAAGAGCATAAGCCGGTTCTGGCTGCGAAGTTCAAGACTGAGTTTGTGAAGCTGCGGCTTCGGACTCTCAAGACAAAAGAGAATCGTATCTATAACTCCACAAAGCCTGTCACGCAGAAGCGTAAAGAGCTTAACAAGTTACAGCATGAACGTAATGAGTTAATGCGGGTCAACGTGGAGAAGATTAATAAACTAATGGAGAAGCGAAAGGAGCAGATGAATGCCAATTAAGACATGGGAAGAAATGCAAGCAGATTGGGATATGCTTCAGGAAAAGAAGAACAAAAAGGGCTGGCGGTGGTGTCTAAAGAAGATAGGCAACATGCTGGACGATCCTTTTGATTGGGTGAAAGAGAAAGTACATGGCGCTCGTATAGGAAAATACGAGATAAATATATCGGTTCTAATGAAGAACCGCAAACCAAACACTTGGGATATTATTAGGAAGTGGTTACCGGAAGGTTACCCGAATAGTGATCCTGAGGATCGGAGGGTATAATGATTTGGGGATTTGTTAAACAAGCATTTGCTGGCATACTTGCGCCGGTCACTGCGATAGTGGACGGCTGGCAGCAACGTAAAAGTGCAAAGCTGAAAGGTGATCTTCTAATTGCTACAGCACAGGTGAACGCAAAGATTGCCCGGCTTGAAACAGGTCAGAAGGCTGACATAGCATGGGAAAACCTGAGCATCACTAACTCTGGATGGAAGGATGAATGGTTTACTTTACTTCTATCGATCCCAGCGGTCTTGAGTTTTATGCCGGTGATGTGGGGTATTGACTTTCAGGGAATAGTGAGAGATGGTTTCTCAGCTTTGAAGGAATGTCCAGATTGGTATAACTGGATGTTAGGAATAGCAGTTGGTTCTGCATTTGGTTATCGTAGGATCGCTGACTTCATGAGCAGAAAGAAAGGAGATTAAATGAATGCGGAGGAAAGAGATGAACTTCTAATCCGATTAGACGAGCGGATGGGTAACATGCGAACCGACCAGAAGTCATTGAAGTCTACCATGGAAGGAAAGGGATTTGCTATGTGTCAATTACACGGGGCCGATTTGAAACGGCTTAAACGTAATTGGGCATGGAGCAGGAACTTAGGAGTGACTGGCCTTATAGCTTTGGCCGGGAAGTATCTCTGGAGTATTGTTACAGCTTAAGTACTAATCGATTAGGACTAAAGAACACCGGGGGCGTAAGTCTGTATGCCGTTTGGCTTAGGATTAAATTCCAGCAGCCCCCAAAATTAAGGCCCGGCCACCTACTGCAAATAGGGACCGGGCTTTTTGTTTAACCATTCTTGCCGACCGCTGCCAAAGCTTCAGCTTTCGAGTACTGCTCTGAAACTAACTGTTCATCAATCTTATCTCTCATATCTTCCAAGTCAATTCGAGGGATATTAGTGATTTCTTGGGACTGAAAACCATGGCTGAAATGCCCGAACAGTATCAGTCGGTACAGGTCACTGTTCAGCTTGTCGATTCGGATTCCTCTTTTATGCGGCATTGTCGTCATTCCTTTCTAACCATACCCTCAGAGCTTCAATCAGCTTGTCAGGGTCTGGTTCTATGATCGCAATAAGTTGTGAACAATCTTTTGAGGGAATCCCCAGCTTAAAGCATCTGCCAATGAAGTTTGCTAAGATTTCTCTACTTGCCATTTCATAGCTCCTTTTCTTTGGGGGCATTGTAGGCCCTTGAGATTTTGGTGAGAGGTCTGGAAACGGCAATGCCTTTCGGCTCAAGAGCTTGCGCTTAAAGGCCTCTGAGCCGGGGCCGTTGTCATACCAGTCATCGTAGTCCTTGTATAAGCCTCCGTTTTTGCCTCTGATTACTCCCATTATATACCTCCTTTTAAAAGTTCCAGTTTCTCCGTTATCGGTTGAGCGTCCAGACCGCTATCGAGTATGGCCTGTCCACGTTTAGCGGCATCCGTTACAGCATGCACATAGTGCATCGTAGAATCAAGAGAGTCATGCCCTAACATGGACTGAACGTCTTTCACGTTCGCCCCAAAGTTAAGGGCCTGAGTCGCATAGGAGTGACGAAGGGTATAAAGCGATACCCTGTTTACTCGATCACGGTTATTGATACCAACGTTATGGCCAAGTTTTTCAAACACTTTTCGGACGTACCGGTTGTCAACGTATTTCGGAAATACGAAGTCACGCTTATCGGGGAATTCCAGCACCCACTTGACAGCTGTCTTCAACATAGGGGCTGAGTCATAATACACCCGGCGTGTTTTCTTAATACCCTTTGGGTTTTTAACGTCCAAGATATTGATGTAGCCTTCTGCCTGATTAATGTCCATGGGCCTGATACGAAGTACCTCTGAGGGCCGCATGCCGCCTCGCCAGCAAAAGATAGCCAGCCAGTAGTAATTCTCACGGGTCTTTTTGAACTCATTGAGAATGGCCAAACACTGGCCCTTAGTTAAGGTACACTCCCGCCGGGCTTGTGATTCCCTGATACGCATACCTTTCAAAGGGCTGCTGCCTGTCCAAAGGCCAATTTCCCGCATGCCTGTATAAATTGAATTAATTACATTTACGTTCTGACGGATGGAAGGATAACTCAGCTTCTTTCGCCGCCAGCCTTGAATCATCCCACGCACCATTGGCTCTGTTAGATCAGTCAGGTCCTTATTGCAAATAGACCGCCTCAGATGCCGCTCATAGCGAGATAACATGGGTTGACTTGTACTGACCTTCAGATTATCTTCCAACCAACCTTGCCACAGTGAGTACGCCTGTTTGAATTTCATGCATTGCCCTCCTATTTATAGCATTTGACCTTTCCTTCATCGTCAAGGTCCAGTAGATCAGTGTTAATGGGTCTTTTCGGCGGCAAGAAGTTCATCACTTTTGACACCAGCCATTTGATTGGCTCCCTTAGCCAGAGTATGTCGAGAAACTTCCGACCATCTATGAACGCAAGAAGTAAAAGCGAAGGCGACTGCCCGGCCTTGTCCTCAAACGTCAGGATCGAAAACCCATAGATGCGATAGGCTGGCATTATGGTTAGGTTTAAAAGGGTCAGATCAAAACCGATATCGAAGTTACCGTCTTTATCTTTAAAGTACATTATGGATTCTCCTATTCTACTTTGTAGTCCGAAGGTATAATACCTCCGGTTCTGGTTTCGTATTGAGTCTGCATGATCTCTCGAACATCAGAGTCAGCAGGGCCAAAGTCAGCTTCAGTAAAAAACCAAAGCAGCCAGTCGTACGCTGCCTGATTGACTTTGTTGCCGTGGTTGTCAAGGGCGGGAAGGTAGTCAAGTTCGCTCATTCTGCCACCTTCCAGTCACTGGCCTTTTCCCATTTCCCGGTACGGCTGCATGTACCACATTCATCTGAGAAAGGTATCGGGCTGCCATTATCAGAGTGCTTACAGTTTCCGCAGTGATCCACATATGGCTCTTCTTCAGCTATTGGCTTTCCCTCAATCGTAATACTCTCTGGCCAGTACTTTTCGAGTATATCCTTCTCATGCTCTTCCCATTCCTTCTTACAACGGGGGCAGCCGTCTATAGCCGGGTGGTCGCCGTGATTAGGACAATACGCCACAGCGTTGTCGGCCTCTGTCCTTTCTGTGTAGTCAGGCAGATCGTAAAGCTCTTCCGGTAGGATGCGCTTCATGATCAACTCACCACAGTGAATGGCTACCATTATATTCCAAGCGCCCGCTGCCAGATGGTCCTCAGATCGATCACCTTCAACGAAAGCATAAAGGTGACGGATAGCAGAATCAATGACAGCAGATAGAGGCATACCACTTTCCCAATTGCGGTCGCCTCTCGTCTGGCCGCCCTTCTGCGTATGGATCGCAAGTCGGCGCATGAAGATGGGACTGATAAGGTCATAACGCCCTTTGTCGTCATTGGGGTCACGGTGAGCGCCTGTGCTGAAGTCCCGTGTCCCGGTGACTTTGATCTCGCCTTGGTTATCATTCATATTTCCTCCTTTATTGTAACTTCAAAGTCGGTGTAAAGTTTACCGATATGGCCATCCTTTTTTAAGACGTAGCCAGAGTACTTAAACTTATACGGGACCGGGTCGTCCTGATATGACCAGCCCCTTATTACTCTAATCCTTCCGACCATCATCGATTTACCTTTAATGGAATAGCCTTCAATTGGAATTGTATCGCCAACCTTATAGGGGCAATTCTCTTTGATGTAGTCCTCCCGCCGCAGCTGATGTAGCAATTTCAGTTGCTTGATTTGTTTGTCAATCTTTCTTAGGTCAGTTAGGTTCATTGTTTATCTCCTTCATTGAGGCTCCGCATGACGAGCAGCGAACAACCCAGCCAGTGCTGTATGCGAACCCGGTTATAGGATGATACTTTCGGGTCGATTCCATATTATTGCAGCCACGACACACCAGACTAATCATTGGAGGGCAGGGCTTAGGTACCGACAAATGCTTTAAGCGTGGTAACCATTTATGGTATCCGAGGCAGTCCTTACAGGGCAAGGGTCCACGGACACCCCAATCGCCAAACTTACAGGTGCTACAGTTTACAGAGGTGTACATTATTTCTTACCTCCCTTGTTTTTGGGTTTAAGGGCAACGACCTTTTTATCCTTTGGGTTAACCACCTTTTCTTCATCCCGAAAGGCCTTCAACTCAATGGCCATTTGCTTATTTTCGAGGTTTGACTTGTTGAGCGCCGCCTCAAGTATGCGGCACCGGTCAGTCATGATTCCTAAAAGGTATTGATTATTATCCATTGTCAAGTCCTCCATAGTAGTTGTATTTGGGTTCAGCAGCGGGAGCCTTAACGTCCCGCTGCGCCTTTACCATTCGCCAGCCGCATTGATTACAGTGGGGCCGCATAGTTGTCGGAAGCTCGACCTTATATAAACAGCCGGGCTTCCTGCATCTGAATTTAACCGTCATTCTTTTTGCCCTTCATATGAACGGTGCGATTACCGTCAAGGTAGGACAACCAACGTTTGAGATAGGCACCGGCCTTTTCCAAATCCTGCGCTCCATCTGATTTACGCCCAGCCCGAAAGACATACTTAAGAACATTGCCTTTCATATGCCCGATAAACTCTTCTGCGGTCATGGCCAGTTCGTACCAGTCCCAGCATTCAATGCCGCTGGGGATATTAGCCTCTGCATAATGGCTGGGATGATCTATCACTTCCCGGTCTGGATAACCATTAAGCATATGCGGATTGGACTTCTCTTCTTCCGTATACAGGGCCTTGAACTCTGCTGCTTGCTGGGCCTTGTCCTCTGCATAGGCTTCATCCCTAAGATCGTCCATCTGGACGTATGTCGCATCATCACCCTCATAGGCTTCGTCCTGCGGGTCTTCTGCGGGGTTAACGTACTCTGCAATGCTGGGATAAACAACCGGCGTATTCATTGCAGCAAAGGAAGCCGCATCATTAATCATGTCCGACAACGGCTCGTCAGTGACTTCAAAGGAAACCTCCATGGTATCCCGTGGAAATTCATCCTTTACTTCGTCTGGTTCCAGACAGCCTTCCTCAAAGTCGCAGTCATGGCATTGGATTCCTTCATTACAACGGTCACTGTCAGGACAGTCGCCGCACCACAGGGTTGAGGGGCAGTCATAGCAGAGCGGCTTCTCAGATTCCGTAGTCAGCGGATCGTCTGATAGGTCGGCCTCTTGGTGACCCAGCATGTCCTCAGTGATACCCATCTCTGCATCGGTCGGGCTGTACAGGGCATAGTCATAAAGCAAACCAAAGATCGCTCTGTGCATCATGAGTAGGGGATCTTTGCCGATGGATAAACATACCTTCGAGTCAACCTCGCAATCACCTACCGTAAAACCCACCCCCATATATTTGATATAAGAGTTTTTACAAGTTCCACAATTTATCATGTTGTATCCTCCTATTTTATTTCATCGACAAGGCCGAGTTTCATGGCCCTCTCTACGTTGAACCACGTGGTCTTCTTCTCCATTGCTTGCCATTCGTCAAGGCTCGTACTGGAGTGATCCACAAGGTAGTTAAGATACCGGTCCTGTAACATGATCATCAATTCATTCTGGCTGCGAATATCTGATGCCGTTTCACGACCCGGCCACTTCCAAAGGGCAGCCTCATGAACCATGAAGATCGTACCAAGGGCAGCGTAGCGTTTCTTACACACTGCAAACGGAGGTACAGCCGCACTGGCTATAATGCCATTGGCATGGGCCTCAAACGTTATACCATATTCGGTCTGTGCCTTCATGATCATGTCGGCCAAGGCCAAGCCTGAGAATGCATCCCCGCCGGGTGAGTTGAGAAACATCTTCACGGTTTTTATCTTTGTTTCGTAGGCCAGATACATAATGTCTTGCCACAGTCTGGTGACATCTGACACAGATAGGCCAGAGAAGATTTTAATAAAGGCCAAGTCTTCGGCCCGGTTAATCATCATCAACGCAGACGGCTCCAGATACGGATTCTCAGGGTCTTCATAATAAATGGTATCATCCTTCTCTTCCGGTCTGGTATCTTCGATGACTTCAACATCAATGATATCGTGGATATGGTCTAAACCGAACGCAAGGTCAAAGACATTGGCCTCTTCCACGCTATTGACCGTAATGGCCAGTTCATGCTTGACTACAGTCGGCTGTGCTTTCATACCGGCACAACCGAAAGTTATAACTGACAGGATAATTAATGCTGTCATGAATAAATGTTTAAGACGCATCAGTTACCTCCCCACCGAAAAGGTCTTCGATCTTTGTAGCCGCTTTGGCTGCCCGGCGAGATTCAAAGGTTGCTTCCTGCTGCACTGTTTCCAATGCGATGATATCCAATTGAGCATTAAGTGCTTTCTCAGCCTCACGCTGCTCCAGTTCTCTAAGCTCATGCGTGACTTTGGTAAAGCCTTTGATAATTTTGTCATAAGATTTATTAAACATGGTTGCCTCCTATTTGACTGCATATTTGTTGTAATTGCGGTAAGCCTCTTCAGGCGTTCCCTTGCCAAAGCTGGTGTTGTAGTACTTCTTCCAGTAGTAAGCAAGGCTAATTGGGTCAATGGCTGCCGGTAATGCCGCTGGTATCCGTAAATAAAAGATACGTGACATCACGATCTGATAAGCCAGATCAGACTTCATTCTCAGTGTCCAGTCAACTCCAGATGATCCCCACAAATCCCCTAATGCGTCAAGAATGGGCTGTCGATACATGATATAGTTTGACCAGATATCGAGATAGGTGTTAGGTTCCATCTGAAAGACACCCAGTGCCGGGCCTCTAATCTGCCACAGGTACTTGCCCAAGTGCGTTTCCTGAGCCGCTGTCAGCATCAGTAACTCTACCGCAGCCTCCGAAAAGAAGCTGCTGCTGTTTGCCTTCTGGCCGAACATCTGAAGCACATCGGTCACTAAAGCTCTGAATTGTTTCGGTGCAAAACTCATTGTTTTCTCCTTCCCTGATATAGTCCTCACATAAGGCGCATATCAGAAGTATAAGTTCATTTATTAATCTAAGGTATGTGATATACTCACGGTCGCCGCCACAGAGATCACACTTTGTCTGCATATCTCAGTACCGTCTTTCTGAACCGCTGGCCAAAGATCATATGCTTCCCGCCAGTCTTCCTCCATAACTTCTTTAAGCCAATGTAAAGAATCTTGACTTTGTTTTTATGGTGGAGTGTGCCGGGCTTCATGGTATAAGCCATTAGCTCATTTCCGTCAGGGTCAGTTGCCCGTGGATGGGTCAGGTTAGCCAGAGCCGCCATGTTAAAGCCGTCCTTGTCGATCTTCTCTGAGAAGTCATGCTTGTATCCGTCAGAGTAGGCCGGTACATAACCGGGGCAATTTCTTTCCTGATCGTATACGTTCTTAAACTCGCCCGGTGTGCCACGCTGCGCCACCACGATCTTGTAAGCGAGTTGCCTTAGCCGCTTTGCAGTTAATCCATTCATTTAATACCTCCTATCCATTTAACGAAGGCACCGAGTATAAAACTGAAGACCACAATGCCTACACCAGTTGTGATTAAGATTAAGAGTTCTCTTGCTGTGATCATTCGATTTCCTCCAGTATTTTGATTATAGAATCAAGTGGCCCGTAAAATAAAGGATCTACATCAAGGCCGGGATAATTACTTCCCAGCGTTTGAAGGTCGTCCTTTACTTCTACGAGTACGTTTGCGATTTCGTCTATGTCCACGGTTGCCTCCATCAATTAAATGGTCAGTGGGCCAAGGGAACTGATTTAGTACGTCATGGACACCCTGAGCGTTATTGCCAAGGGCCAAGTCAACAAGCTTCTCTGTGATCAGAGGTACAGGTTGATGCATTGGGCAGTCACTTTGCAAGTTCTCCAAAGAGAGCGTACGTTTCTTTGCCCTGTGCATTCTTAGCCGGTCACATTTCCGATTACTACATTTATTGCACTGCTTCATTTTGGCCTCCTGTAAGGTTGTGTTTCGTTAAGCCAGTCTTCGGGTATGGTTCCTTCTGCCCAAAGGTAGCCGTTCTTTTCAGCCCAGCCAGCATACGAGGTTTTCGCACCTTTATATGAAGGCTTCTTTGCATTCATGAAGACAAAGCGAAGATCCAGATCAGGGTATTGTTTCCTGATTGCTTTCATCTTCGTCTTGTCGGACGGTCGAAGATAACCTTTGAACTCCACGAAAAAGAAACTACCATCTTTACGCATGACCTTGAAGTCAGGCGTATACTTTCGTGAAGGGGGTATCCAATCCAACCGCTCAGGCTCATAGAGCCAGTGTAAACGCTTATCGTCCATCCATTCAGCGAAATGGACCTCAGCCTTTGAGGCCATTTTATATCCATTGTACGGATGAACCCGGCGCTGGGGGTTCTTTTTGGGCGATCTTTTGGCCCTTCTAAAAACCCTTCCCATTATGCCGCATCCTTATAGGCTTGATACTGGTTGCAGAATGGCGCAGCCTGACAGTAGTCAGAGCATTTAAGGCGGCCACCAGTCCGACACTCAATCTGAAAGGTGTCAGCGTCCTTCTGTTTGGCGGTATTGATATAGTTCTGAGCCTTGCGCTCAGTATCCAGTCCACTGGATGCAACGGCTCTCTTTTGGCCGGGTCGCATGACTGCATACGTGTCGGGCTTTTCCCACATTTCTTTCGGAGTACAATGATCCAGATCATCGTCCGGTAGATCCTCATTCTTTTTCATAGCTTCAATGCGGCCAAACAGGAAACTCTTTTGTTCCTTCTCAGGCCACAGGTCGCCAATGACAATCTGCTCGATCTCAGTCTTCGGATATTCAACATCACCCCACACTTTATTCTTGTCCCAATCAAGGTACCAAGCAATAATGGATAGGACTTTAACCGGTATACCGCAAGTGCCTAACAAATATGCATACATGTTAAGCTGCTTCTCAAAGTCAGTCCAGTCGCCAAAGATGCGCTTCCAGACACTGGTGGTTTTCCAGTCATACAAACAGGCGTTAAGATAGGCATCAAACTTACCGCTGATCTTACGGCCAGCGATTCGATCCCATATTCTGCGTTCAAGCAGATAGCCTTTATTTTTGTTCTTGGTCATGAACCGGCGAAGCATATACTCAAAGTGATTATGGATTGCCGTCCCTTTGAATGACTTCAAAGCGTTAACAATCGTGTCATGAGTAAACGGAAATGCATCGATCTCTTCCTTGTGTCGGTTCCCCAACATGATTTCCCGTGGCGGTCTGATCAATCCAGTGACAGAGTAGTCCGATCCCCAATTATCATAGGACCGGGTGTACTCAAAGATTGCGTCCCGCAGCGGGGGGATTGTCGTGTAGTCTAATTTCATATGGTGCGATCTCCTATATAGCTGCACAAAGCCCATGGACTTTGCAGTTGGTTATGAAAAATGTTCCAACATGTTCGCTTACAAATGTTTGCGTTGGAAGGGTCCTTGTCGCCTTTGTTCTTAAGGTACGCTGTTAGAAAGAATATGTCGCTCCATTCCCAGCCAATGAGCCAGCCCTTTCGGGTGTCTTTGTGGACCCGGCAAAAGAAGTATATGTCGGTGTCCTGCTGATTCGGCATCTTAGTGACTGACGCTTCATATTCAGGTTTAGGTTCGACAGTGGTCATTTTGGTTTTAACATCAATCCTAATGTCCTTGTCAAAACGGTTGATTACAAAGTCATGTTCATAGTCGTTCACCCGTTGGCAGTCGAAGGCCTTGCAGAAGATTTCCTCTCCAAGGTACCCGTAGATATTGCCAGCCCCAAACCGAATTGAACCTTTCAAGCGCCCTTGCTGCTCGGCCAATGTATACGCTCGATCATACATAGCCGATGTTATCGGTATCAGATAATTTTGCATAGGGTTCCTTTCGGTAAAGAATTCCCCGCTAACGGGGGTTAGCCTGTCACGAATGACGTAGCTGCATCCCTTTTCGCTAACGGGGAAACTCGGTTTATTCATCGCCCGGCAATTCAGGCTCGTCTGCATCCACAGGTTTTGAGTCCAAGTCAGTTGCATCAGACTTGACCTCCGGTTTAAGTTCACCCTTAATAAACGACTCAAACTTTGAGGCATTCTCAAGGGTCATTTGAAGCATGATTCCATCTGTGACTTTTCCAGCAGGGACCAGCTTCTTGAATCGTTCATCAGAAGCCAGCATGCTGTCAGTTAACGCCACGGCCTGTTTAAGGGCCTCAAGGCGAGTAAAGCTGCCGTTAGCTGGGATAGCTGGTACGACCTCAACAGGGGCCTCTGAGGGCCTCTGAGCCTTGGTATTACTGGCGGGTGCCTTCTCTTCTTCGTCTTTCCCGTGCGGGTTGGTTACGGACTCTTTGCCGTCACCAGACTCAACCACCTCAGCGCCGGTTACATTCCAGAAACGTCCGTCCTTCTCATTTCTGATCTCCACAGTGGAGCCTACGCCAGCGCCTTCAATGACTTCGATCTCGTCAGGGTTTTTCCAATCCATCAGGAACTTCTCGTACTCTTCCCCAGCGTTGCCGTCCTCATCAATCTTGATTCCCTCCACGGCTAAGCCGGTCAAGGTCTTGCCCTGTTTGGATTCAATGGTCCCTCTTTCGAGTTTGGTTATTTCAACAATCATAAATTATTCCTCCTCTTCTATGTCATCTAACGTTAAAGGTTCATCAAAAAGATCAAGGTTGCCGTCTTTGTTAACAATGCCTATGACCTGTTTCTCAAAGGCCATATCATCGAAAGATACGGAGCCGGGCTGCGGGATTAAATTCTCTTCAGCCAAGTCCTTATCATACCGATTCCGATCATAGGAAGTACAAAGGGTTACCGGCGTTCGCTCAATGACGGCGTTGCCTTCAGTATGGGTAAAGCAGCGCTTGCCCTTGTTGTAGCTGGACAACGTGGTCCCACATATTTCACACTGTTTTTTATCCATAGGTCGGTTCCTCCTTCATGTAATGATATTTGTGGGTGTTGCAGAGATAGTCAATTGCTCCCCACGTGCGAATGCCACATCGTTTGAGGGTGATCTCACGACCCTTAACCGTTATGTTGTGGCGCTTCAGCATTGCCTTTGCCGTTGCCTCAGTGTACTTCCCTTCGTTATCTGACATGTTTACTCCTTTCGTCTGCATGAAGCTGGCTATGCTCAGTTCGCTTCATCGATTTACATAACAACAATTCAGCCCGTAACCTCAGCGCCCGGTTGAAAGTAGGCGGGGTCATGTTGAGGTATTGTGATATGTCGGTGACTGACGGACGTTTGGCATCCCGGTCAACACGGCCTACCACTTTAAAATAAAGGCTGGCGGCCATGCCGGTACGGTGGTGGATAACATTTTCATGACCAAGGATATCCAATTTGGGAATCCGATTAATCCAGCCAAAACGATAACCGGCTTGACGGGCCTTTACCTGTGCAAGCTTTTCTGCTTTTGACATTTTCATTTCTATTTCTCCTTATAGTTTTAGTTCATGGAGATCACCCCAAGAGTCGCCCACCTTGGCATCACCAGTCATAGGCATATCGAAGTTGATATGCGGCCATAGCTGCATGACTGCTGCTGGTAGCTTCTCAAAGATATCAATACACATATTGGCAATCTCTACCATTTCCGATTCCAAGGCATCAAAGATTAGAGAATCATGAACCTGTCCAATCAGCAATGACTTGAAGGCCCGGCGCTTAAACTCTCTATAGATCATTGCAGTAGCCAACGGCATAATGTCAGCGGTTGCAAATGACTGCACCGGAAAGTTTTTAATCTGCTGCGGTCTGTATCCTTTGTTTCCTTTATAGAAACGAAAGATGCGGCCCGTAGGATTAACCAGTCTACCCTGCTGTCTGTAGACCAAACGGATGTTCTCTGCTTGCCATGCTGCCAGAACCTTATACTTCTCATAAAAGGCTGCGACCACTTCCTCCCAAAACTTCAGAGAGTAATTAGGCATTTTCGGGTCCATGTAAAATGAATACGCAGAGCCGCCATAAATCAATCTAAAGGTCATGATCTTGGCAGTGGTTCTGATCTTGTCAAACTTCTTGGCATCAGCCGGGTCAGCTTTAAAGAATTGAATGGCGTTTTCAGTATGGGGATCAATCCCCGCATGAATTTCACGCATCATTTCAGGGTCACGGCATAGCACTGCTACGGCCACCCATTCAGCTTTGCTGATATCCACTTCCAGAATCTTGCCCAGCCGAGATACAAACGAAAGCTTGATCGGGCTGGTACCTTCACGGGGAAGGTTCTGGCCATTGGGGTCCTTCGAGCTATAGCGGCCAGTCTTGGTCACGGTCATGTTGTATTGAGGATGCACCAGACCGTCATGCTGGACCTTTCGTAAAAGGCCCTTACCTTCCTTACCCTTAAGCGTTTTAAGTGCCTGATCGGCCCCTGAGCGCTGTATAAGCCACTTCTTGAGGTTACGCTGGCCTTTGGTTTTTGCTTTCAGGTATTGGATGGTTCCTTTATCAGTCCGGTAGACTCCCTCTCTGGCCGTCTTCAACTTCTTTTTGTTGATCTGAAAGCCGATCCCTTTAATCACTTGAATGTAAGGCTCCAGCTTCATGCGATATGTGGTTTCGGGTTTCGTCTTCAACGTTTTCTGGACCCACACTTCTTTATGACGTTTGACCTTGCCGCCATACAAAGCCGCTGATAACTCGGCCTTGCTGTTCAGGTTGATCTTCTCACCAAATGCCAACATGATATCCGTGTCAAGCACCTGTATCTTAAGCGTGAGGTTTTTGACATGCAGCACAGCTTCATCAATATCCAGTAGCATTCCGTTCCGCTCGATCTCCGAAAGTACGATCACATTCTGGTTCTGAATAGCTGCTACAGCCTGTAGTTTCTCCTGCTTGATCAATGGCACTTGCCTCTGATAAATGGCCAGAGCATTTATACAATCCTGCTCAAGGTATGGCAGAAGTATCCGCAACGGGATTTCGTCAGTTTCGTACCCGGCATCCCAAAACGTTTTCACAAGGTCGATCTTATCAATATTCAAATACTTCTTTGATAGTTCTCCCAAGCTCAGGTGGCCAATACGCTGGGCCTCCAGAAGATACTCCGCAATCTGCGTACACCAGACCTTGCAGTGACCATACTCGATTCCGACATGACTCAACCAATTCAAATCAAATTTGATGTTATGACCCACCAGCCGGTTGGCTGTCATAATATGGGCCTGTATCTCATCTAACTTCTCACGTTGAGTCTTGGCATCATCTAATGATTCGTAGGCTTCCAGTTCTTTATGATCCAGTACCCACGTTTTCCTCCAGCCGTTTTCACCAGCAAGCCCAACCGTAATTAGCCGGGCTTCCTTTTGCCACGGATGCATAACTGGTCGTTTGGTGGTTTCCACATCGACCGCTAACGTCCTCATTACTTGCCTCCCATATGGTGCATAAGCATGCCGATTAAATACTCCAGCGGATAGGGATGGTCAGCGTTGCGATTCCATGGGCGGGGATACAGAATGCCCATGCCGCCGTTCTTTTCCCATTCATCGATGTTTTCGTTCTTATCATCGATAAGGATTTTACCCGGCCCGGCCACGGCGGCCTTGGTTTCATGGCCACCAGCAATGATGAAACGTTTGTCTTTGTAGATGTCAGGATACTCTCGCTTCAACCACATCTGCTTACCCGCCGCAGCAAAGGGCATGACGGCTGCGGTGAGAATGATGGGTCGCATCGGCTCTACAATGGTCTGTATGCGTTTACCATCGGGCATCCAGTCAAGTTTGTTCCAAAAGGAAGCGGTATCAAGGTTTGACCAAAAGGTCTTGAAGTCGGTACCAAACTCTTTATACGGAATTGCCCACTCAGTCGGATACCAGTCAACGCCATAGCGCTTACGGACTCCACCATCGAAGTCAACGATAACGCCGTCCATATCTAAAAACAATTGTTTAAACATAAGCCCTCCTATTCGAACCGGCATTTGTCAATGTGAAAGAGAGCTTCCCCTCTTCCGTACCGGCCAGTTAGTTTATTTTTACAACTTGAAAAGAACCGGACCTCTTCCAGTCCCTCTGCATCGACTTTTCCTATGCCGAAAGACCAGTCTAACTCGCCGGGAATGGCGACTTTAGAATGATCCATGTTGTTGAGGCTTAGGTACTTACGGTTCTCCGCAGCATTGTCTGCCTGACCCAGCGTGATGATCGAAGTGTCATATTTGTCAGCCAGCGATCTAAACTGATTGTATAGAATCTGCAACCGGGCCGTACCTTCGGCCTTCCCATAGATGTCAATCTTCGGCCCCTGATCGATTATAACTACACGGGGATTGTACTTCTCAAGCTTCTCAATGACCTGTGAGATATGGGTGATTGAACCAATAAACTTAAGATTGTCACCTTTCCATTTGAGCCATACCGCTTCAGCCTTATCATAGTTCATCATGATCTGCTCCGGTGTCCATTTAAGGCATGAAGACATAGCCCTTGCTTTAATCCGATTGATGCCTTCTTCATTGTTAAGGTATAAGCCCGGCCTACCGTCAAGCTGATGTGCGAAGAACGTTAGCTCCTGCAACGCCAGCGAAGTCTTACCAGCATCCGGTCGGGCAAAGATATGGCCCAGCGTACCGGGCCGCAATAGACCATACGTTTCCTTTAAGAACGGTAAGCGAAACGTCAGGCCCTCTCCAGTCACAGATGCAAAGAGTTCACGAATGGGCATATCGCAGACATCATTGTCGATTGCGTCTACAGCACCCACAATTTCATCATACCGGGACAGCAGATCACGTATGTCGTCAATGCCAGTGGAGCGCTGTTCTTGCACTACCTCCTGAGCGATCTGCCCGATCTCCGAACTGATATGCTGCTCGACTACCTGATTTAGAATGGTCACCAGAAGATCCTCATTCCCGATCTCAGCATTAGCTAAACCGTCAAGCGTAGCTTCCACCATTGCTTTGTCTTTTAGCTGCGGGTTGAGATAGAAGAAATGCGCCCTCAGTTCATCCACAGTCATGGACTCTTTGTCATCGTACTGTTTGTAGTACTTAGAGCATGCTACCAACAGGTCCTTTACTTCCTTCTCCAGATTAGGGATTAGGAAGAGAGTCTTTGAGTACTTATTAAATAGGTCCCGGCGAAGCATGCCTTTCAGCAATGACATATTATTCATATCCTACCTCCGAAAGCTTTTGGTTTTCTGTTGGCCGACTCTGATCTTCTGCTTTTCCTGTGCAGTTAATTCAGCAACGGGTTTATTGTTAGGACAGGTGCCGAAATTCCTGATCCCATAAGTCTTAAGCGGGTCTGCGTATACGGGGCATACCCATCCGGTGGCGATCCAGCGAGTGGCGTAGGCACAGCCCTCACAAGCAAACACCGGGTTTCTCTTTTCAATGTTACTGATCTCGACTTTATCCATTGATTTCCTCCATAAGTTTTCCAAGCTGTGAACGGTTAATGATCTTTATGATCCGCATGCGCCGGGCCACTTTGACTTCCTGATTCCACTGACTACCAACTGCGGTGACTCCCGTGAACTCGCAGAGAACCAGCTTCCGGTTGGCCGCATTTGGATAGTGATTTCGCTGCCAAAGGTCTGCCTGATGGACATCTGTAAAGAAGTGAAAGCCACACTCATAATTTGAGGCATAATTGCCGCTGTCAATCATAGGTCGCACCTGAGCTAAAGAAGAGCCACGCACCTTACGCAACAGCATAATAATGGCTGAATAGATACCGCTGTGCGTTACACGGCGGCCAGTCTTGACGCTTTCCCAGCTATGAATCCTTTGATAATTAGGCTTGTACCACTCACCTTTTATCCAGCGGTCCTGTTGGTTAATGTAGAGTGGGCCAAACTCTTTTTGACTGTAGACCTTGACACTTTTGAAGCCATAGATCGGTTTGCGATTCAATGTCTTCATGTTTTCTTTAACTATTGACATACACATATTGATTCCCTCCTAAGCTTTTATGTTGATGATTGGTTTGATGTGATCCTCTATTGAACATAGGTCCCGTTGGTTTTCGAGAACTCTGAGGATAGGTTTATAAGCCATTGGATTCTCATCCAGCGTATCCAGTCCAACCTTAGCTTGTATACCTTCCATCTGATCTGTAAAGGTATCCAAAGCCGCCAAGCGTTCCACCATGGGAGCCTTTTTAAGACCCGCCTCAACTCGACTACAGATACGACCGGCTCCATGAGAAGACGAGTACAGTGAATCTGCAACGCCTCTTCCTTCGACAATAAAGACCCCGTCCCGCATGTTGCCCGGTATAACTCCTGACATTCCTCTTTCAGCATTTGTTGCTCCCTTCCGGTGTATCCAGCCAGCGCCCCAAGGGGTGATAGTGTGATACTCCGCATGATTATGATTTTTGTTAATTGCATTTTTGAAGTCGGCCTCTCCGCTGGGGGCCTCTTCCTGTATGGCTTTAACAACAGCCTCAGCGATCAGCACCCGGTTCCGTAGGGCAAACTCCAGACAGAATTTCATATCATACTGATAGTCGTAAAAGGCATGAAATTGATTCTTGTCCATCGACCCACCATCCAAAGGAAAGCTGCCCTCTGAAAGTTTACGCTGGCCGGTGGCGAAGAAACAGGCTTCACGCATGTAATGAGAGGCCACAGCATGCCCTATACCACGACTTCCACTGTGAACGGTTACGCTGACCCTATTATCCATGCCGACACCGATCTCGATGAAATGGTTGCCGCCTCCGAGCGTTCCTAATTGATGGAGTCCCTTCTTTTCGATAAACAACTTTTCCAGAGTCTTTGACATCGGCATATTACCGTCTGTTAAAGACCGCCATTTCTGTGCATTGACATGATGCTTAAATCCTACCGGGATTCTCCGGTAAATGTTTGCAAAGATTCGTTGGGCAGCGTCCTTGACTTTCCACGTATTAAAGCCAGTCCTCACGGAATACATACCGCAGCCAATATCGTAGCCGACCCACGAAGGTACCAGATACTCCGGTTTCGTTAAGATCACGCCACCAATGGGCATGGTATAACCGAGATGCATATCGGGCATTGCTGAACCGTAAACGGAGAAATCTTGGTCTAAGCATTCTACAAACTGTACTAACGCTGGCAGTTCAATGCCCTCAATGCCGTAGATGCGGTGAGGCTTCTCAACGCCCGGCAGTGAATGCCTGAACATATCAGTAGATGTTTTTAAGGTCATGATCTTGGTCCTCCATAATTGCTTTGACTTCATTAAAAGAAATGGGGGCGAAGCTTCCGAATAGTTTGAAAGCATTGTCCACCCCTACGTCCAGTTGATTGTATAGTGGCTCCATGTTGCCATGACAATGACCGTGAAGATTCCAACTACCGTGGCCTGAGTTCTTCCAAGAGCGCATCGGATAGTGACAGACGGCTACTTGCTGCTTCTCAATGCTCTTATGGTAGATATACCGCTTGTTTACACGCATCCATCGGTCATGGTTTCCAGTAAGGTAAATCTTTGATCCTTTCAGCCGTTTCTCGATAGCAAGTACATGATGCTCATTGTATAGACTATAAACGAAGTCGCCAGCGATCACGACAACGTCCTGAGCGGTTACCCGTAGGTTCCACGCAGCGATCAGGGCATCGTCCATCTCAGTTGAAGTCTTCCATGGTCGATTACAGTGATCAATTATAGTCCGTTCCCCAAAGTGTTGGTCTGCTGTAAAATAATACATTAGATATCCCTCCACATCACCAGCTTGACCGCAGTTTCGAAGGCATAGTCCCACGAAGCCCCGCCCAGCCAGTATTTAAAGGTGTACCAGTATACGGTTATTGTTTGCATTAGTTCACCCTGTCCTTTACGATGTCTAAAAGTTTAGAAAAGCGCACCACGACATCAATAATCTGTTGTGCTGCCTCATTGCCGGTCTGGACGTTTGCTTCAAAGGCTTCTAATGCGAAGCGCAGTTTGCAAAAGTCACCGCCACCATCGGCACCGGTAAATACGTCCATAATGTTATCCAATTCTTTCTTTAATGCTGGTGTCATTTTGAAGTCCTCCTTTTAAAAGTCCATGTGAGTTGGTGTTTTCTCCCGGTAGTCCAGCCACGGGTCGGGTTCCATTGGTGACTTGGTGGGGCCGGGGTTATAAGACGATTTCTCATTCTCAATGTGTCCCGATACAACACCTTTGATTTCCATTTTAGGATGAATAGGTGGACAGCAGAAGATGTTGCCGCCAGTACAATAAACTCCACAATTTGGACACTTCATTTGGCTGCCTCTCTTTCATAGTGGTTTAAAGCCACTCTGCAAAAGGCCAGCCGGGTGGCCGCTATTGAAACCTCTTTGCGCCAGTAGGCCAACGTCCTCTCTTCACTGAGCGTCATTTGTTTGTCCATCCATCGATAGAATCTTTTAAGCATTTTATCCCTCCTTCAATGTTGCGATTAAATGGATTATTCCAATTGCTAACCAAATAACAGCCATAATTGTCACTGCTTCCATTTTATACCTCCAGCTTCTCAGCGATCTCAGCATCCGTATAATACTTCGGGTCCTGATTCGCTCGAATCATTACAACGTCATAGTCAAAGGACCTAAAGCGCTTTACCTTCCTGCTCATGCGGTCCCACTTGTCAGGGTCCAGCCAAAGAATGACCTTCTCATAAGTTACGAGTTGCCTCAGCAGCAGATCGTCCGGTATGTACGCATTTAGCAGCGCTACAGTATCCAGATGCTTGCCTACCCTGATAGCAGAGAGAATGTCCTCCACAACTACGCAGTCGTCTGATGGGTTTTCCCAATCACAAACATCAAAGTAAATGTCCTTGCGGCCACGGGCTTTGACGTTCATATATTTCGGATTGCGTTTATCAATGGTGCCAAGGTTCCTTGCCTGATAGTAAACCAAATCCATGTTACTATCGTAGACTGGCATTACGACCCGGTTTAGAGAGGTCGAGTACTGAATATTATAAAATGAAATGTCATTATCATTTATATTATATTTGTAAAGCCACGCCAGTCCTGTGGCCGGGATGTCCTTGGTCATGCCATGGGGCAGTGTGACCTTGCTCATGACATTGTGTTCCCTGACTTCCTTTGCCTTGTTAAACTTAATCCATTCAGAGGGCGCAAGGCCCTTTGCGTGTTTGATGCCCTTCTCTCCGCAGCGGTGACAGTACCACTTCCAGCCTGTTTCCATACGAGTGACTACCAAAGGCCGGTCATAGCCTTCTCCACTGGGACAGGCATGCTTATGGCGATAGCCTACGCCCAGCGTCATGTTGTTTGAAAAGTATTTATCATCTATCATATGTCACCTTGATTTAACCAGCGTATGGTGCGCCCGTGATTAAACAGATTAAGACGCTTCTCCAGCTTTGCAACCTGATTAATCAGTCGCTCAATACGCTTCTCAGCGATCTCCAACTCATCATCAAGCTGCTCTACCCGGCTCTCTAACTCACAACCTCTACTATTAGGAAAAGCCATTATGCCTCCTTTTCTGGTACGAACTCACCGCACCAATTGTTTTTATGCGTCCGTACTATCTTAGGAAATCGATAGCAGTCGCCCAAGTCTTTGAAGCTGACACGACTGTCCTGCTTCATATAGATGCACTTGCTACAGTACGCCTCAATTACAACCGGCTCCATCAACGATTGATGGGACGGGTTACACTTCAAGTGGATCGTCACCTTTTTTCGCTGCATCCTTCCTCTCTTTCCGAATGCGCTCGATCACCCCTAAGGCCATCTTACGCTTCGCTGGTGCGGTTTTAAAGAAATGGTTATAGTCAACCTCTATGCCGTCCAAGAACCAGTCCTGAGCGTCCTTTAAGTCGGCATACAGCACATCTGCATCAGACGTACTGGTGTGATAAGTCAGAACAGTCGTAGCCCGGTATTCAGCCAGCCGGGTTTCGGCCTCTTCTGCGATCTCTTTTGGATAGTTTGCCTTTGGGTTACCCTCTTCGTCTGGACTCACAAATAGAGCGAAGCCAGTACCAGCTTTCAGATCAGCCCGGCTAACATACTTCTTCCAGACCGACTGATAGTTGCTCCAGTTCATATCTAACTGGCGACACATCGTGTCATATTCATCGTCTGTGATGATCGACTCATTCAGAATATAATAAAGGTAACTGTGAATTAGATATTCTTTGATCATGATTTCCTCCTGAACAGCCACCAGTCCCATATCCGCAGCAGCGGAAACACGGTCAAAAAGAAGCATATTATGACCACGTTCGTAATACAAAGGACTGCCATGGACATGGGAGCCGGGGCAATTGGGGTTGATTCATCAAATTCTAACGTATGGTTGTAGTCGGGCATATTCAACCCATCCTTTCTCATACGTTTTGAATGGCCGGTTTAGACGTACCCAGTAGGCTCTCTTGCCGCCGTTGTCAGCAATCATTTCAATGCGGCCACGCTTCCACGCCACAGTCTTAGTGACATCAGTGCGTGGGGCATACTGATTGCTCTGGTACTTTGATATACCCGGCTGTACGATTGACCCTGTGAATTGGACCAGTACTTCATCGCCTTCACGGAATCTGAATATCGGAACTGCTTTAGGTTTAGCCATTAAATACCTCCCGTAATATCTTGAGTGCCGCTGATCGGCTCTCTGCTTCAAAGGGTCCGTGGACTTGCCATACAAAATCGGACTCGATTGCTTCATCGATGTCACCCTGTGACATTTCGCTAAAATAGCGCTTACAGACCATACCGCCGTTTACATGAAGGTAACCATACCAGTCCAGCATTGACTGCTGGTTGCCCCAGCTAATTTTGTCATAGCCTTTGTCAAATTTCTTGCTGTTTGACTTCTGTGCTGAGTTCATCATATTCATTGCTTCATTCCTTTCTTCGTTTCGTTTAGCCTTCTGTACAAATATAGGATCATCCATTGAATGCCTCCTGTGATATCGTTATTTCGATTAGATTACCGGCCTTGTTTGCCGAACCCATACCATCAAGCCAGTCCCAGCAATCGACCACAAGGGGCTTTACCATACCAATGGTTTGCGCCGCTCTGATTACTTGGTCTTTTTTACCTATCAGATTTTCATCGATAGATATATCAACCTCTCGCTCAATACGGCCTGTCAATAAACTGGTATCGGTGTCCAGTTCAGCCGCTAAAAAGGTTCGCACAATGGCCATGCCCATGTCCTCAGTTTTGATTAAGAGTATGGCTTTGATTATCATAGCGCCTCCAGTACCCGGTAGAGGGTCATCACGCCGTCCTCAAAATGCTCGACTGATTGAATGTTGGTTATGGTAAGGCATTTCACCTGACAGCTTGACCCGGTGGCTATGACTAATTCATGGAAGTACACCAAATTGCCTGAGGTCCTACTGTCTAATTGGCCAAGGAAGCCTGTCAGTTCACGTAGGTCGCCATTTTTCTTGCGATAGACTACTGTGACCTTCTTTTTGTCCAAGATACGCACCAGCGTTGCATAAGGCATCGTCAGCGGCTCAGGGTCTTTGACCTCCTGATCAGGTTGCGTACATTCAAAACTGGCGCAGGGCTTAACCAAAAATTCAATGGTATCATTATCAAGGAAAAAACCATCTGCCTCCAGATGCTCACCACATTTTTGACATGTTAATTCGATATGCATTATTTTGCCTCCTTTATCTTTGGCTCTTTCCAGCCGGTGATTGTTTGGAACGGGACCAGAAGTGTATACCAGCCATGTTCGCCCATAATCGCATACTCGGCATAGCGGGTTTCGATGATCCGGTTCTCAGGTCGAAAGTTAAACATGTTCTTTTCCATTTTAACCTCCTGCTAATTTATAAGTTAAGTAAGCCCATATCGCTATGACTACGAGCGCCCGTGGGATCGCAGCCCACACTCCCGCTACAACCCCGTCAAATATTGCTTTAGTCAGATTCATTTTTTGATAGCCACCTCCAGATGATAAAGTCCATTGCGGCTGCAAAAGCCAGCCAGCCAATTACGTACACATAGCGATCTCCTAAGACCTTACCAAACTGGCTCAGGAACATGAACGCCACCATTACCATTGTCGCAAATTTCATCATGGTATCCACCTCAAAATGCCCATGGGATGATTAATGTATCTTGTGGCGAGTCCTACCTTATTGTAAGACCCGGCCAGATCAGATTTAGCAGCCCTCAATACGTTGAACAGGCTGACGGGGATAGCGCTGCCGGGTATGATAGCAGGGCTGCACTCTCCAGTTAATGCCAGTGTAAAGATAACGGCCATGATTATAACAGTCAGGCCGGTTTCCAGTTTTAGTCGCATTTTATTCCACCTTAAAGTCCGTTGTGGGTTGCCGGGCAATGGTACCACCATCATCTTGGCCCGGCGGCGTGATTACGCCTTCCACAGTTGAACGGTTTGCCCGATAGCGAAATTCGCCACGGGTGATCAGTTCTTCGTTAAATGAATATTCATAATTCAGACGGTCCCATCCATCAGGGTCAAGGATCGTCAAGTCTTTAAACTCCCGCAGCCACTGGGCTGAGGTTTTGACATCAACTTCTTTAAGGACTTTGGATTTGGGTATACCATCGTTCTCCAGTGTAACCTTAAAAAGCCTACGGGCCTGTGTCATGTAGACAACTATACCCTCTGGCTTCATGAAGCCCGGTGCCGCTGTGGACCCATGGAACTTCAGTTCAGCTAAGGCCAGATCAACAGTAGCGCCACTCATTGGTCCGGTATTAAGAATAGGTACAACACTGGTACAAGATGGATTTGGATTGTGATCACCCCAACGGGCTGTGTTGAAAAGAGAGAAAACCTTACGGTCCATGCCATAGCGCCTCTGGATACCGGCACCCCACCATTCACCAAAGTGACGACCGGGTCCGAGTGTGACCAGTTCATCCCGGTTGTCGGTTACCCATTTGTGAAAGGTATAGTTGTCGGCGTTCTTGCCATGACCAAGCCAACGTTTGCGACTGCCAGCCAGTAGCATGCAGTCACCGGCAACATCTATGAATGGCCAGAGAGGTAGCTGCCACTCTGCAATCAGTGACTTCTCAGCTACCAAGATACAGGCATTGGTTCCATCAATCTTCTCTGTAATTATGATATCCCTACGGAGTCGTGGGATCTTGTCGAACTTTTTAAAAGAAAAGTCTTCATTTATTAATTCAGTCATTGTTGTCCCTCCTATGCATAAGTGTTTATCGCAATTTTGTGATATTCGGTTACGACCATTTTGACGTAGTCGTAGAAGGTCATGAAAACACCATGGGCCTTATAGCTCTCAAGCGCTTCCGGTGTACCCATGATCTTCATGATTTCCTGTTCAAGCGTCATAGCTGCTCTCCTTTTTATGTTTACGTTTACGACTGTAACGACTCTTGTCACGGTGCCATTCTGTAGGCCGTGGCGTTGGTACCCGACATGGATACTTACGGCGCTTCTCTTTGCGTTGCATGATAT